TCAAACCTTTGCGGCTGGTTTGACAGTCGTTTGTTCTGCTTTCGATCCTCCAATTGACTCCATTGCGGATTGCGCCATGCGGACTCGGGATGCTTTCGCCGTGTAGCGGGTCACCTCTTTCAGGCTGGTATGTCCGCTGATCGACATGATCTCATGCGGGGTGCAGCCCGCTTCTGCCAGTCGGCGACATATCGCCTTGCGAAGCCCATGGGGTGAAAGACCATCTGGCAGCCCCTTAACTTCCCGCACCATGTCCCGAAACCAGTTCGTGAAGCCCGGTGGGCTGAAGGGCTTTCCCTGTGCCGTGGTCAGATAGGTTAGATTATCTCGGGGAACCGCTTCGATCGCCGATGCCAGGACGGGATGCACCGGGATAGCGACTTCCTGCCCCGTCTTCTGTTGCACGATCGAAAGCAGCCCGTCCCGGACGTGCTGGCGCCCCATGCGCACAACGTCGCTTCGCCGCTGCCCAGTGTAGAGCAAGAGGCAGAAGGCCAGATGGGCGCGGGTTCCGGGCTGATGATGCGCAAGGAAGAGATCAATCTGCGATTCATCCCAAGTCGCAAAACCTTCGGTCTTGTTCTTGATCTTGCGGACTCCCGTCGTCGGGTCGTCCCGGCGCCATTCCAGATCGATCGCGTGTTGCATCAAGAGATGCACCATTCGAAGCATGTTGTTCGCGGCCGCCGGAGTCTCTGCCTTCGCGCCGATGATCTTCTGAACGTGTCCGCGTTCCATCTTCGCGACTCTCTTGTCGCCATGTTCGGCCCGGAAGCGTTCAATGATTCCGCGATAGGTCGTCTTTGTGGACTCCCCCAGCCCCTTCCATTCGGAAGTCCGGTAGAAGCTGGCCACCAGCGCGTTGACAGACCCGGGTATAACCTTCGATCGGCCCGCGCTGATCTTCTCGCCTTGGGCTGCCTTCTCATATGCCGCCATGAATTCAGGGGACCAAGGCAGCCCGGTCAAGGGAATGCGCGGGTAGCCCGGACGCCGGTAGTACCAGCGGATTTTCCCATGCCTGTCTTCGAAGCCTTGGCAGTACTTCGGTGGCTTCCGAAGCTGTTTCGTCATTACACTGTATCCCATTCGTTAGGTTCGACGGGTTCGGCCACAGTCCCGGACAGGGCGTCTAGCGCCGCGTCCAGCTTGTGCCGATCGAAGAGGTTGCGGGCGTAGACTTTCAGAGGTGACGGGATCAGCCCTTCCTTCAGCATCTTGTCCAGAGTGCTGGGGCTGACCCCGCAGTAGGCAGCCGCTTCCACGCGCGACAGCATCCGCTTTACCGGCGGTTCTATGGCGCGTGGGGCGGGCATCAGATCGAGACCAGGCGGACGGCCACGGTCTCGACACCGGCCCCGGCGGACTTGGCCACGGTCCCGAGTCTCACGTTCCCAGATGCCGTCTCGGTCACCAGATCGGCAGCCGCGTCCCAATAGACGGGTTCGCCAAGGGCAAGGGATTGCGCGCCCACCTTGGGCAGTTCCCAGATGCCCGTCACCGCCACGTCAACCGGTTCGCCGGCCGAAGCGCTGCCAAGGGCAACGCCCGCGATGCTGCCAGCGATGACGACACCGCCGGACGACACCAGTTCGGGCGCGGGGATGGTCAGGTGCGACCCTGCAGAAACTAGGTTGGTAGCCATGCTAAATTCCCTTCGAAGTTTGAGGATAGATGATCGACTGCCGGGCGCGTGCTGCCCCGGCAATCTCGGATTCGACGGCGGCAAGGGCGCGGGCCAGTTCGGAGTCCGACCTGTATTCCACTTCCTCGCCGGAACTGTCGCGGACCCGGCGGACGCCCGAATAACGGGCGTCCTTCAGGCGGTCGCGCCAGTCCTGAAGCTGGGCCAGCGTTGCCACGGCTTAGGCCCCCGGGTTCAGGTAGGCGCCCCGCCAGTCAATCGCACCGGCTCCGAAGTCCAGCACAACCCGGTATTCCATGCCCAGCACGTCCCAGCCTTCGCGGCTGGCCATCTGCGGACCTTGGGCCGAAGACAGGTAGGCATATTCCAGGCAAGGTAGCGCGGCCGGATCGGCGAAGACGTACCAGCGGTTGCCGGAGATCCGGGGTTCCACCAGAAGAGACAGCTTGCCGCCAAAGGGGTTCACGTCGTCCACCGTCGCGGCGTAGATCGAAGCCAATACTTGCTCTGCCGTGGTTTCCAGTTCCGGACCCACCACAAGGTGACGCGGGGTGGCGTTGATCGGCGTCTTGCCGTCGAGACCTTTCATCCCGCGCATTGCCTTGCGGGCAGCGCCAAGGGTCGTGACGCTCAGGGCACCGCCGCTGGCAGCAAGGTTGCCGTGCGCCGAGTCGAACATGGACTCGCCGTCCTCGCCCATGGTGGGGTTGGAAAGCAGAAGCCCAACCAGGATATTCGCCTCGGTCTCTGCAGCCATGCGCCCGGCGGTCGCGCCCCAGTCCCGGAATGCCCCAAGGTCATCGTTGATCAGGGCCTTGCGGCTGATGCTGAATTGCGTGGCATAGGTCTTCAGGGCGTAGGACTCCACGGCTTCGCCGCGCGTGGTGTGCTTGATTTCGCCCTGCTCGGTCAGTTCCTGCAAAGCCCCCACGTCCGAAAGCTTCAGCTTCGAAGCCGGGCGGAAGTCGGCAAGCGTCGTCTGCCGGGCAAGCGCGCGGATCGGCGAAGACGCCACCTGATAGGCGTCCATCAGCACCCGGTTGCCGGTCGCATTCAGAAGCGCCGGAAAGTCGCTGGTGCCATGGATAGCCGCCCGGAAAAGCGAGTCTGCGTCCATTCCGCGCGTGGACTGGCCAGAGGCTTCCACGGCTGCCCGCGCCATGTCGCGAAGGGACTCGGCCATGAACGGCCGCGCCTGATCGCTGGGCTTGGCGCCGGTCAGCCGCGAATGCAGGGCGTCCGCCCGATGCTGCATGGTCGCGGCGGGGTCTTCATGCGACGGCCCAACCTTGATCACGGGCAGCGCCTTGCTGCGCTTCTGCATCTCATCGAAGGCGGCTGCCCGGACTTCGGTCACGGTCGCGTCTGCATCAATGTGCGCGTCTGCCCAGTCAGCGGGCAGGTTGGCAGCGCGGGCAATCGCCCGGATCTCTTTGCGGGTTTCAACCCGTTCTTCGGTCTCAGTTGTCATGGTCTCTACCTCTTGCTTGTTTCGAAACTTTGCCCCTCTGTCCGCGCCAATAGGCACGGCAGAGGCTTCGCTGATCGTCCAGGCGACGGCCTTCCGAATTCGGCCTTTCGTCGTCGGGTCGGTTTCGTCTGCCCACTTGCTGACGCGGTAGCCGATCGAGACGCCCCGGACGGTCCCTTCCGCGATACGGGCCACGATGGGCGCGGCGTCGGCCGCTTGGGAAAGCCGGATCGTGGCCACCAGCTTCCCAGATTCCATGCGATGCCCGACGATCGATCCGATCACGTCGCGGGCGGACTCCGTGCGGTGTCCGTCCAAAAGCGGGGCACCGTCCAAGGCGGACAGGTCCAACCCGGTCGGGTCCAGCCGTTCAAGGTATGCCCCTTTGGCATCGCGCCGCACCACGTCCGCAAACGTGCTGATAACGGCTTCGATGGTCCCAGCCTCGGCGTTCCATGTGGAAGGCGCGAAGGTCGCGGCGCGAGTCAGGTCAAGTGCGCTCATTGAATCGCCTCATGGTGTCTTTGAATTCATCGGAGTCAGGGCCATGGGTTCGGCCGCCGCTGATCACCAGTACGGGTTCCCACGGCGCCCGCGAAAGGGTGACCGGCTTTTGATCGTCGGCTTTGATGTGCCGACGCCACCCGGGCTTGAAGTCAGCCGCCTTCATTGGGCGTCCCCTTCTCGGCTGCAATTTCCGCGTCCAGATCGTCCAGATTCCAACCGCGTTCAGCGACGGCCTTCCGGCGGCTGGTAAGCCCCGCGTCCAGTTCCGCTTTGGTCGCGGTAACGTCTTTCAGCGGATCCACTTGCAGCGGTTTCGGCGGCAGCCAATCGGCTTGCAGATAGGACTCGGGGTTCGCCTCGAAGTCGGGGGCGTCCAGATCGCCGGAAAGGACTCCATGCAGAATGACGGCCCGCCAAACGGGGGCCAGGAATTGCGGGACCAGGACAGTATATTGGACTTGTTCCATGCGTTGCCGGAAGGGCAGAAGCCCTGCCCGCAAGCTGGAATAGTTGGCCCCGGACAGATCACCGGAAAGCATGTGATCGGGCAGCCCCAGCCCGGCCGCCAGTTGCCGAAGGTTCAGCTTCAGGAACTCAGCGACCTGTTGCGACTGGGCAGGCGAGTTGAATTTGATATCGGTCCCGTTCGGAAGCCGGATTAGGGCGCCCGGTTCAAGGCTGGGGGTTTCGCCGTCATAGGGTTCCCCGGTCCCCGCCAAATCTGTAATGAACCCGGCATGCATCGCCGCGACCTGTGCGCCCTTCAGAAGGGCATCGCACAAGCGGTCGAAGTCAGAGGCACTCAGGATCACCGGCGCAAGCCAAGACACCCCGCGCAACTGCCCGGGTGCCAACGCCTTGAAGACATGCAGGATGGACTCGGCTTCGACTCTCACGCTGGGGGCATAAGTCTGCCAGACCTTGCCGGGACGTTCCGGGATAATCCAATAGGCAGCGCGCCGCCCGGTCGCGTCCAGTTCCACACCTGAAAAGATCGATCGGCCTTCGCTCAATTCCAAGCTTTTCGTTTCGTCGAGCAACTCGGGCGGCAAGATGCGAAGGCGCGGCCCGTCCGCCGTCTCGCTGATCAGCGCAAGTGCTTCGCCTGCTTTGACCATTGAGTCGGCGATTGCCACCTGAAGGCCCGCGAAGTCGGTTCGGCCTTCCGCGTCAGCCCGACTGCACCAGTCGGCAAAGTAGCGGTTCAGGGCCTTCCGGATCTCGGCTTCCGGATGCTTGCTTGAAGGCTGAATCCCCGGCCCCACCAGTGCCGCGGTAAGGTTGCCAACGGCATTGGCAATCCACGGGTTGTTGAGTGCCAGATAGGAAGCCCGCGACCGAAGGGCCGGACCAGCGGCGGCAGTCTCAGGATTGATCCGGCCAAAGGTTCCCATACCCCAGCCGCGACGGCCACCGGCTGCCCCGTCAAAGCGACGGGCTTGGGCGGGTTCGGACTTGCCGAAGATACGGGAAAGCAGCTTCATTCGCCCCGCTCCATCGCGTCAAGGGCGGCCGGAAGCGGCGCAAAGATGTTGTGAACCGGGATTTGGATGACAGCTTCGATTGTGCGGCCCAGCACCTCGGAGTCCAGGTCCATCGGATCAGCACGCCCGAAGCGTTCGCTGTTCATCAGCCATTGGGCATGGAAGCCAAGGGTATATGCGCGGCTTGCCGTGATTTCCAGCGTGAAAGCATTCTGGGTATGTTCGGCATACTGGCGGATGACTTCGCGCAAGTTCAGGTCGCGCCCCCCGCCTTCTGTGTGGATGGTCCGGTTGGCACATGCGGAAGCGTAAACCTGCCGCAACGAGTCACTTTCAAAGCCAAGGTCCACTAGAACCAGAAGCAGCCGCGCCCGGAAGACAGAGTCGGCCTGATAGAGTAGCGCCCCGCGCGGTCCGTAGACTTCGGGCGCATCCGGCTCAGTAATCAGTCGTTTGGCGGCCAGACTGCGAAGCTGGTTATGGACCTTTGCCAGGTCATCCGCGCGCTGATCCGCTGTGCAGATGATCTTGGCGATATCTCTTAGGTCGAAGTTCATGGCGGTTCCTTCCAAGCAAACGTCGCATTACCTACATCGCTGATTCCACTTGAAATGTCAATGCAGGTCGTGTTAAATGATTCCCACTCCCTGCTTCTTGATGGTGGTCGGGAGTACCCCTGGGGAGGGGTAACGGTGAGAAGGTAGGGGGCGGCTACGCTTGGCAGCATCCGGTCGCCCCCTGCCGACAAGCGAAAGGGCAAGACATGAGTCGGTCACAAGCCGGGAAGTTCAGGAAGATCGTGCGCAACCTGTCAAAGGCAGGGCTGCCTTTTGATATTGCAGTCGTGCTTGTCGCGGCGCGGATGCGGGCGGACGGTATTCCGATCACGGAATCCAACCTTGATGCGGCGTTTGCCTGATTCACGTTTTCCGTGAATCTCAATTTAGACGTTTCTTGAATTAGGCTTTATCTTCGGCGATGCTGATTCCATTGAAAGCAATGGAGTCGTAAAATGATCGAAGTCACCGAAGCCCCGATTTGGATTGGCCCTGCAGTCGGGAAGTTCCCTGCATATCAGCCCGTCGTTTTCCAGCGCGAGAATGGATTTGAACCGGGTCACATGTGCCAACTTGATGACAGTTTGTGGGTTTCAGAAGTTCCCTATCGCTGCGCTACTCTGGCGAACGCTACTCGCTTTTCCGCTCTCAGACTTTCAGCCTTAGTGTCAGTGTGAAGTTCCCGCTTCAATCATCATTCAGGTGCTTCCACTTCTCATTTCTAAAATCGCGGAGCCAGTCGCGATACTCTGCCTTAATTATTAGAATCTTCAGGTTAAGAATCTCTATTATGGCGGCAAGCAACACGATCAAGATAGCCATGGGATAAGCAGTATCTAAGGACGGGCGGGCAAAAAGATCTCCACCTGCCATCCAAATGAAGAAAATAAGCGGCCCAAAGACCACAAGGGGCACCCATAGCTTTTGTCTCTCTATGCTCTTGATGCTCGTCTTGAATTCTTCCTCCCGCAAGTCCTTCCCTCGATCATCCTCAAACTGCATTCTTGGTTCTCCCATATGCCATAGCCTTCTTCCGCATATTTACCATGGACTGTCGATCCAAGGTGCTTTCTCTCCGCCACCTCTTGAGCGGTTCACGGCAAGGTAGGGGAACAGTTCCTTTCTGACTTGAATTTCTTCCCACACAAAATTCGGCACTTCGAATGGAAAGCTGTTAAATGTATAATGGCTTCCGGGCCGCGCAATTGAGACTATGTATCCCTTTGCAACCAAACCAGACGCATACTCCCCGGTAGAATCTGCATCGAACCGCTTTTGATTCTTTGCGATAAGATATGCGAAAATCTGTTTCTCTTTCTCAGTGAGATGAGGAATATCATCAATGAATGCCTCCCTCTGCGCTAACTCATATCTTATGCGGTCTTGTGCCTTCTTTCTGTTCTGAAGGTGCAGCTTAATCTGATCGCCAAGTGACGCGGCCGAGATTCCCAGAAAGAAGAACGCAAGCAACCAAACAATCGGCACAATATAGGGAACAGATGTTGTATCGATTACTCCCCAAGACTGAAGCAACAAGAATGCCAGCAAAGCCAATCCTACAAAGAAGGATTGCCAACCTCCTGTTTTCAGCAGATCGATGATCTTTTCCAGCCCTTGCAAATGTCACCTCGCTACTCTGTTAGCCACTTGCTGCGAATCACAGTAGCAGCCTTTTTCGGCGCCGCCATAGTCGAGACTTCCGACTCGCGCCGATCAAGGTTGACCGTAAGGGCGTGGCGGGCTGCCAGCGCATACACCAGACAGTCCAGCGCCTCAGCCCGCCGCCCCGGTATCCGTTCAAACCGGCGGACAGGCGCCCCTTTGACGTACCGGACAACCGCCCGCTCCGACGTGACTTGGTCGTAGTAATCCACTTCAAGGCGATTGCTGAATCGGATCGTCTGGCCCCGGGTCAGGCGTTGCAGGATTTGCGACTTCAGCCCATCAACCCCGATCAGGAACAACGGAAGCCCCTTCGCGCTTGATCGCTGCAAAGGCGGCCGGTTGCCTGCCACCCCTTTCCCCGCAAGTATCTTCCGGGCAAAGCGGGCGCGGCAGTAGTCATAGACCTTCGCCGTCCAGGCCCCGTCCCCGGAGTCGATGATCGCAGCATCTAGCTTCAA